GAGAGTATGTTGGATAATCCAACTGCTAGAGATGATGCTAATAAATATTTAGAACCAAAGTTAGAAGGCTTCAGATGGAGTGAAAGAGTTTATAAATGGTTTGATGGTTGGAAACATTTTGAAGAATTAAAACCAATGTCAGATACAGAATCATATAAAAGAATTTTAGATTTTATTCACACTAAAAAATCAGTAAGTAAAAAAGATATATTAGAATATTTGAACTGGGGCGTTCGTATATCTTTTAGTGAATATAGAAATAGATTAAGATTAGAACCAACAATTAAATTTACAAAAGATAGGTACGAGGTAAGATGAAAAAACTAACAGCAGAACAAATACAAATGAATTGGGAAACACTAATGGATGTTATTAATAAACACATTAGTGAAGACAGACAAGAAAATCTTTTAAAGTTTTATGATGACTTTAAAGATAGAATGATGTTTGCACCAGCTAGTGGTAAGGCAGCATTTCACAATGCGATGCCAGGTGGATATGTAGAACACATTCTTCATATTGTAAGTCACTCACTTGAGATAAAACAATTGTGGGAGAAGAACGGAGCAGAGATTAACTTTACGGATGAGGAGTTAGTCTTTGCTGCTTTACATCACGACTTAGGTAAGGTTGGTGATTTGGAACACGACTATTACATTCCACAAGATTCAGATTGGCATAGAAAGAATCAAGGTTCAATCTATAAACACAATCCACAACTTCAGTATATGAAAGTACCTGATAGAGGATTATGGTTACTTCAACATTATGGAGTTAAGGTTACTGAGAAGGAATATCTTGGAATTAAATTAACAGATGGATTATACGATGATGCAAATAAATCTTATTTGATGTCATACAATCCTGATTTTAATCTTCGTTCCAATATGGCTTACATCCTTCACCAAGCTGATATGATGGCAACTCACATTGAATTTGACCAATGGAAACGTGGTGAAGAATCAGGTGAAGTAATGAATACAAAAGTTCCAAAAACAAAAGACGAACAAAAACAAGTAGACAATCTCAAAAATAAATTTGATGAATTGTTTAATTAGGGGATAATATGTGGATAACACTTTCAATAATATTTTTTTTAATTAGTGTAGTTTCATCTACATTATTATTTTATTCATTAAGAAGAATAACACAATACGAAGAATTGATTTTAGAAATACAACAAGTGATTAAATTCTCAACAGACAAAATGAAACTTGTAGATTCTAAAGGGCACTATGAATCAGACGATGAGACTGGTTTTTTCTTTGAACAACTAAAACAAATTCAATTATCCTTAGATGGTATATTTGAAGAGGAGAGTCAAGATGACAAAAAAACAAAATAAAAAAGTCAATGATGTTAAAGATGAAATTAAAAAAATAGTTAAAAAGAAAAAAAGAAAAGTATATTTTGGTCAAGAGGTTCAAGATGCGGTTGTGGAATATAATTCTTCAAATAGTTCCAGTGAAAGAAATGTAATTTATGGAACAAGAATACATGCAGCTTTTGATAAGTTGGCTGAAAATATAATCAATACTTTTAAATTTACTTATTTTGATTATGGCTTTAATGACATTAAACACGAGGTAGTTGCTTTTATGGTAGTGAACATGCACAAATATGACCATACAAAAGGTTCAAAGGCATTTAGTTATTTTTCAGTAGTTGCTAAAAACTATTTAATTCTTCATAATAATAACAATTATAAAAAAATGAAAACTCATGATAAGATGGATGTTTTAGATAGACATAGAAATAATAATATTAATGAAAATGATTATGATACTTTAACTGATGAAATGGTTCAATATTTTGATAATAATATGAATACTATATTTAAAAAAGATAGAGATTTAAAAATAGGATATGCAATTGTTGATTTAATGAAACAAAGAGAAGAAATAGAAAACTTTAATAAAAAAGCAATATACATCTTAATTAGAGAAATGACAGATGTAGAAACAGCTCATATTACATCTGTAGTCAATGTATTGAAGAAACATTATAAAAAGTTAATAAACAAATTTTATAAAACAGGAACAATAATACACGATAACTCAGGTTCATTCTTTTAAATACTAAACCCTCTTAAATGAGGGTTTTTTATTTTAGACAATTTCTTACAATTTTTATATTTATATATGAATAACTACATCTTGAGGAGATTGTATGTCAGACGAAAAAGAAATATTTGAAGGAAAAACCTTTCAAGATTTAACAAAAGATATTTACGAAAACACTACAAAGCGTAAAGTTCAAATAGATTTGTTAATATCAGAGATACATGGGTTCATTACAACCATAGACGATGTTGTTATGGCAGCTCCTATCATAAAAGAATATATGGATACAGCAGTTAGAAACGATGAACATTTGGTTAAATTGGCTGGTGTATTACAAAGAATTATTTCTAAATCACAAGGTGATTCTGATGAATCAATGTTATTATCAGATTCGGAAAAAGAAGAATTAATGAGTACACTTCAAGATACGGTTGATGATTTAAACAACGAACAAGTCAGACTTGAAGGTATAAAAAACAAAACAATAAATCCAAAGATTTCGGAGAGTTAAATGGGTTCAACATTTACATCATTCTCAGGACAAAAAGTAAAAGGATTTGCAGGAAAAGAATATTCTGTACCTGTCTACTTACAATTTGTACCTGGTTATTGTGTAGAAGCTGTACATTCACAAGAATCATTGGGATTTAAGGGACCAAGTACAATAAATTCAATTTATGCTGTATCACATATATCTGATACCACTGGAAAAAGACGACAACAATCCTATAGTGAAGATAATAGATATTTTCCTTTATTGAGAAATCACGGAGATATTCCAACAAAAGGTGATCCAGTATTACTTTGTACTATTGGTAAAATTAATTATTACTTAGGGCCGATTAATACAATCAACAATAGTCCTACTTGGAATGATGATTTAAATTATAAAAAAGAATTAACAATACAAAATAAAGATATGTTAAAAAATACACAAAGGGGTGAACGGGGTGAAAGTCTTAATTTTAACAAGGAAGTTTTATATAGTAGATTACAAAAAATTAGAAATGAGGATTTAGATTATGGTACATCTATCAATGAAGTTGCTGGTGATTATCTAATTGAGGGTAGACATGGAAATAGTATTCGTGTTGGTAGTAGAAGTAACAAGCCATATATTTTTATATCAAATGAAAGGGGTAGTGGAAACTATTCTGAAACTTTAGGTGATGGTAGTTTAATAACCATAACTTCAAATGGAACATTAGCACAACACTTTGAAAGTTATATTGATGGAATCGGTGATGGTGAACAAAAATTTGGATTCCAATTATCATCTGATGGTGTTGAAAATAATACTTATCCAATTGGTGACATTCAATCAGATTTAAATAATGGGGCTGATATTCAAGATACAATTTATGGGTATAATGGAAATCAAATGTTATTACATTCAGATAGAATAACTTTAAATTCAAAACTTGATGATATTTTTATTTCATCAATTAAGGATATACATATTGGTAGTGGTAGGCATTTATCCTTAACTTCACCAACAAGTTTTAATATTTTATCAGAAAATGTAAATATTGGTAATAAATATAAAGCTACAATGGAGTCAATGGTATTAGGTGAGGCGTTAAAAGAAGTATTAAATGATATTATTAGTTTAATACCTTCAATTGTAATAACAACACAGTTGGGCCCACAATCACCCATGCCTCAAATACAGGCAGATATACAAAAAATTACAAGTAAGATAGAAAATATTACAAGTACAAAACATAAAATAGAACAAGGATAGTTATGAAAACAAAAACAACAAGAAAAACAATTAGACAAATAGTAAGAGAAGAAGTTGCTATGGCAATTCAAGAAGTAATAACTGAATTGAAACAACCAACTCAATCTCAACCTAAAAAAATAGTTGAGAAAAAATCATTTACATCTAATTCGGTATTGAATGATGTATTAAATGAAACAGCTCAAGATGGTGAATGGAAAACATTAGGTGGTAGTGAGTTTACAACTGATAGAATGAATGAATTGGTTGGTGGACAATATAGTGATATGATGAATAAAAATACATCACAACAAGTTCCATCAAGTGACCCAATGAGTCAATTCTTAAATAAAGATTATAGTGAAGTGTTAAAGAAAAGTGAAGAAAAATCTAAAATGAAACATGGTGGATAATAATGGGATTAAAGCAAGATTTAATTGAAGCTAAAGAAAAAGCAGCTAGAGATGTTGGAATAAAAAAACCACTTGATACATCAAATGGTTCTTTCATTGAAAGAGAAGCTGAATATACTAAAGAAGCAATTGTTAGATTCTTAACAAAAGCTGAATTTAGAATTACTCAATTAAATGCTCCTGTTGTTGTAGAAAAATTTAAAATACCAGAGCAATTGGTAAATGTTGAGTTAGATACCTTATTAGGTGAGTACGGACCAATTCTAAAAACATTAAAAAAAATAGGAGACCCACTTGGTTTAGGTTCACTAATAGATTCATTAGAAGGTGAAATAGAAAAAGCTGTGACTCCCCTATTAAAAGGTGGTTCAATTTTACCACCAATGAATTTAGGTAAAGATGATGGTGGATTGGAATCAACTGGTTATGTATTTATTGGAGAACCACCTGATTCTGATGAAGATTTTGATGTTGAAGATGAAGATGGCCAAAGAGAGTTTACAACTGTAAAATTAATCAGAGAAGATATTGAGGATATATTATAATGGCTATTAAAGATACATCAAGAAAACCTTATATTCAAGACAATAATACTAATGTTAAAATTGGTATTGATTTACCAATTCGTAGAGATGGTGGTGGGGATGGATTTTTTGCTTCAACTTCTACAACCATAGAAGCAGTAAAAAACAATATAAGAAATTTATTACAAACTAATGAGGGTGAAAGATTTTTCCAACCAAACTTAGGTTTAAATTTAAGAACATTATTGTTTGAACATATTACAAATGAAAATTTAATTGGTGTTCAAAATGCTATAATGGATAAGTTTGAATTTTGGTTACCTTTCGTTGAGGTAAGAAATATTGAGGTTTTAAGTAGAGATGATGATTCAAATATAGGTATGAATGAAATTAGAGTCAAAATATTATTTAACATTAAACAAGACCCAAACACTTTAGATTCTGTAACTTTAGATTTTAATAGTGAAATATCAGAGGGAGATAGATAATGCCAACATATGGTAAAGACAATTTTAAAGAATCAAATGTAAACTATTTAAATAAAGATTTTAGTGCATTAAAAACATCATTGATGAATTATGCTAAATCTTATTTTCCAAATACATATCGTGATTTCAATGAAACATCACCTGGTATGATGCTATTGGAAATGAATGCTTATGTTGGTGATGTGTTATCTTTTTATATTGATAAACAATATCAAGAAATGTTATTACCATTAGCTGAAGAAAGAAGAAACATAATCACAATGGCTAAGATGTTTGGATATAAAGTAAAACCAATAGTTCCAGCTTATGTTGATTTAACTTTTACTTCTAATGTAAATGCTTCAAGTGGTGATACATCAAAAGTTGATTATAGTGATGCTAGTGTATTTGATGCTGGTATTGAATTAACTTCTGATTCTAATTCAGATACTATTTTTACAACATTAGAACCAATTGATTTTAGAATTACAGGTTCAAGTGATACTAATACGATTGGTTCAACAGATGGTAGTGGTTTAGCTTCAACTTATACATTATCAAGAACTGTAAGAGCTATGAGTGCAACTCAAAAAACAATCACAATCCAAGTTGGAGTACCTGAAAAATTTAAAACCATTACTATACCTGATACAAATGTTATTGACATTGTTTCTTGTGTAGATACTAATGGTAATAATTGGTATGAAGTAGATTTTCTCGCACAAGACAAAGTTCCGATTGAAACTCATTATTCAGATGATGTAAATAGAAATTCAGCTTATTCAACTGAGACTGGTGGTATTCAATCATCTGCTGCAGTTCCTTTTTCTTTAACTTATATTACAACACCTAAAAGATTTACTCGTGAAACAAATTTAGATAACACAACTTCACTTGTATTTGGTAATGGTGTATTAAAAGATGGACAACTCATTGATGAGGGGTTTATTGATATGGAACAAGTTGGAATTATTATTCCAGGTCAAACAAATGATTTAAATGAATCTATTAATCCATTATTGGGTAATGAGTATTCAACATTAGGTGAAACACCAAACAACACAACTTTAACCATTACTTATAGAGTAGGTGGTGGTATAAACTCAAATGTACCAAGTGGAGATTTAACAACTGTACCAAGTGGAATCACACCAGCTATTAACGGTGGGGCTACACTTGATACTGTTACAAACAATAATCCTGCTCGTGGTGGTAAAGATGAAGAGGACACAATTGAAATAAAAGAAAGAGCTAAAGCGTTTTTCACAACACAAAACAGATGTGTGACTAAAGAAGATTATGAAGCTAGAGTATTAAACATACCAAGTAAGTTTGGTAACATAGCAAAAGCATATGTGACAAGAGAAGCTCCTATAATTGAAGGTACTACAAATTTAAATACGGTTAATAATTATATTTCAACAGCTAATGCTCAGATTCAAATTACATTATCTTATTTAGAAGCTATGGCTCCAGGTGATGCATTTTCAAAAGAACAAGTTATGCAGGCAGTGAATGGTTTCTTATCAGCGGTACCAGAAACACCCGACACAACTAATTTAGCTAGAGAATTAGAATTAGGAACAATCAACATTTATTTATTAGGATACAATAATAAAAAACAATTAGTTGGTAATCCAAATATAATAACAACTTTAACAAATGATAATTTACCAGTAACATTAACAACTAATATAAAAAAATATTTAGAAAATTTTAAAATATTAACTGATACTGTAACAATCAATGATGGATATATTGTAAACTTTGGTGTGATGTTTGATATAGTTGCTGAGAAATATGCAAATAAACAAGAAGTTAAATTAAAATGTATCCAAAAAATTAAAGACTATTTTAGAATAGAAAAAATGCAATTCAATCAACCAATTTACAAAAGTCAATTAGAATATGAATTGATGGGAGTTGAAGGTGTTCGTTCTATTGGACATGTAACTATTACTCAAGATGAAGATTATTTCTATCCACAGGAAAGTGGTGATGGTGAGTTATTAAATTCACCTACTTATACTTATTCACATACTGATAATACTGGAGTTGATGTAAATGGAGATGGTAATCATGATGCTGGATACACTGTTGCAAGTGGTGGAACAACTGGATATGGGTATAAATATGATTTTGTAAATGCTCTTTCAGATGATGGTACAATTGTATTACCACCCCTAGACCCAGCAGTTTTTGAATTAAAAAATCCAAACCAAAACATACAAGGGAGAGTTAGATAATGCATCATTTTATTTTTCCATCACAAGACACTTGGATTTCAAGTGGTTCGTCAACTGTAACGGGTGAATCTTTCAGAGACCAAAACTTTGGAAGAGACCAAATACTTGAAGTCAAAAAAGAATTTTATAACAATTCATTTAATTACCCAACAAGAGCATTAGTTAATTTTAGTGGAACGGAATTTACAGAGTTATCTAAATCAATTGCTGATGGGACTATACCTCAACCTACAACTGCGGCTGGTGTAAGTGGTACTAAATTTTATTTAAGACTTTATGAAGCCGAAGGTAATGCTGAACTGAACGATACATCTTACAGATTAGCTATTCAACCAATATCACAATCTTGGAAAGAAGGTAGTGGTAAGTTTAGTGACAATCCTAAAAATACAGATGGATGTAGTTGGGAGAATCGTACAAACCCAATTGGTGGAACTGCAACAGCTTGGGCTAATGCAGGTGCTACTGTATTAACTGTTAGTGCTTCTGCTCAAAACTTTGATAATGAATCACCTGATATAAATGTTGATGTAACTAATATGTTTCGTATGTGGTTAAATGGTGAAGAACAAAACTATGGTATGTTAATTAGATTTAATGGAACACAAGAAACCGATTCAACTCATTTCGGACATCTAAAATTCTTCTCAAGAAACACACATACGATTTATTCACCCAAACTCGAAGTCAGATGGAATGATTCATCATTCTCTACTGGTTCATTAAATGAATTAACAATGAGTGGATTAGCTGATAACTTTTTATATATGAAAGGTTTAAGGGAGGAATATAAAGTAGGTGAGAGAGTTAAGTTTAGAGTTGGTGCTAGAAAAAGATATATTCAAAAAACTTTTTCTAATTCAGTTCAAACCGTAACTGGTTCATATATAACTAATGGTAGTGGTTCATACGCAATTAAAGATGTCGCGACTGATGAGTTCATTGTTCCATTTGAAGACTTTCAAGGAACAAGTTATACAAAACTTAGTTGTGATAGTGATTCAAATTATTTTATTCAGTACTTGGATGGATTCTATCCTGATAGAGTTTATAAAATTTTATTAAAGTTAAAATATGATGATGGACAAGAACAAGTGTTTGATGATGATTTTGAATTTGTAGTGAAAAGGAAATAGTTATGGCTGATTATAATCAAGGACAAAACAATGATTTAATAGGAGAAGAAGTTCGTAACTTCGAAACCTCTGGAAACAATTTAGAAGATTTATTAGATTTAATAGCTGAAGCTTTAATACAAAGTTCATTGGTTAACACTACAACTGTTGTAGCAAATCAAAAATATATTAAAAATGGTCAACTTCAACAAGGTTCTGGTGAAGGTATCTTAGCTCTCTTTCAGAAAGATATAAAAGCTAATCAAGAGGATTTAAACAATACTGTAGCTTTTCAAAATAATGTACAAGAAAGTTTACAAAATATAGCTGATAGTATAGTTAATTTTAATTCTTTGATTATTTCAGTTGCACCTGGACCCGACTTCGATGGAAATGGACAACCTGATTATCCAATATCAATAACTCTTGAAAGTGGTGGTTTAAGTTATCCTGCTCCAATTGAAATAATTGATTTGATTTATAATTTATCAACTGATAATCCATTGAATGTAAGTCAATTTATTCCATT